AACTACACTAAGCCTACTATGCGTAAGAGACTGTTTAGTAAAATTAAATCGGGTACTAAGGGAGGTGACGCTGGGCAGTGGTCGGCACGTAAAGCGCAGATGTTAGCCAAACAATATAAAGATGCAGGAGGAGGATACACATGAAAGGCGTTAACCACTATAAGAAAAATGGGACTTTGTTTACAGGTAACTCACACAAGATGCCTGACGGCTCTCTACACAGTGGAAAGAACCACACTAAAACTAGTGTAAAGCTGTTCCACAAAAAAGACTTGTCTGCCACAGTACAGAAGAAAATTAAAAAATGATTAAGAAACCTCAAAAATCTTTAAAGAAATGGACTGCACAGGATTGGGGTACAAAGTCTGGTAAGCCCAGTGCTAAGACAGGGGAGCGTTACCTACCTAAGAAAGCTATAAAGGCGCTAACTCCTGCTCAGTATGCTGCAACTACTGCCAAGAAAAAGAAAGACACCAAGGCAGGTAAGCAGCACAGCGCACAGCCTAAGAAGATTGCAAGTAAGACCAAGCCTTACAGGGCTTAGGCTATACAGTTCGCCAGACCCGTATGCCCATCTTACCCTTCTCCACCCACGGCAGTATCCTACATGTCCAACCTTGCGTTTTCATGTAGGCAAAAACCTGCCGTTTCGCTTCTTTGATATCTAGGCAGGGTATAAACACTGACGTACCCCTTGATAGTCTGTCCCACCGTACTTCCATAAGTACCCCGTCAGGGTCTATTAAGTAGTCAAACAGCGGGGGCATTTACAGGTCACTGCTCTCGCTATCAGAACCTCCGAAAGAAAAATGTATCTGTAAGACTCGACCTTTAGGTATGTTTAACTTAGTACCCTTACCCATCCGTTTCTGAACGTACCTACCTTTGTGGCCCTCTTTAAGCCGCTTCACTAGTGCCTCAAAGTTTAACTGCAGAGGTACACACCACTCACGTAACGCCTTGGGGTTAATAAAGAAGTCACCCGTATCAGTTTCATACCTAGCTACTAGCCTACCCCGAGCCAATGCCTCAGAAGGTACAGCCTCCGTAGACTCACCACTCTGCCTAACATCTGCGGTACTGCGTATCTGTAGTATGTTGCTAATGTTTTCCGAGAAAAAGTCAGCCATGATGTCTTCTACGCTAGCCTCTAGTTGTGATACTGACAACTTATTCTGAGGAAGTAAGACGGTCATTACCCACCTATAGATAGCCTTAGTGTCGTAGTCTATTAGACCCAACTGTTTAGCAATAATTGCACCCATAATGGTGCAGGTTATACCTGCAGACCAGAAGCGATTCTCTTGCTTAAGCTGCCCATCGCGGTCTACTCGCTTCTGTACATCGTGAAATAAACCCTTAACTGTTTCAATATTATCAATGGTGTACTGAACTACTAGTGGCCCTGCATGTCCGTATACCTTAAGCACACTTTCAGTGAACCTGTCGGTCTCAGCCTTGTCTGTAAATAGATGGCCTACGTTAGGGACAAAGCACTCCAGTACGCGTTGAGCCTCTGCCCTAGGCATCTTCTTCTCCTTGGCAACGCGTTCCAACATACTAGAGTTACCAGTAGTAATAGTCCCTAGCTTCCATTCTCTACCACGCCACCGTTCAAGGTTACTGTTAGCAGTCATACGGTTACGTTGCTGCCCATCGCTAATCGCATAGATCAAGTCTGAGGCTCCCGCAGGATCAATGTTAGTTAGTTCATCGAAAGTCCACGGTAAGTTATGAAACAACTCCCCCCTGTTAAACTTACTAGCTATAGTATCCTTGTTAGTCAGCGTCAACGCTTTGGGATTACCCCATACACCTTGGGCCGCATACATAGCGGTAGTCTTGGCTACCCCAGAGAATTCATTATGTAGATGTAATGTTGAAGCATTGACGTTAGAAAGCTCCATGAATATAGATCCTATCCCTGCACAAAGGACATACTGATATAGTTCACAGCCGGGACGATTCCATATAGACATAGCCCCCTTCCATTCTTCCAACGTGCCTCTAGGTTCATAGTGAGGTATAAAGGCATCAGTCTGTTTTGTAGGGGCGTTGGCCTTTGAGCCTGACTTACTGTAGATACGATCACCCAATACAAACTCCTGCATCGCGTCATTTGTCCACCCAAACTGCTTGTGGGCTACCCCTGCCTTACTCTGCTCTTGCAATTGATTCACCCATGTAACTACGTAGGACATAATTGGATTCATGTTGTGTGCGACTACACCCTGTACAGCCAACGCTTTACGTAACTCTTCCCGAGAAGTTACTGTAGCTAGTGACAGGGTAAACTCTTTAGCCCCATCCATTGGTAGGTGTAGCCGCATAACAACTGACTCCCCATCCTCTGCATCAAATACCCGTTTAACTACGTATAAGTCGTTATGGTATACAAGGGCTTGAACGTCATCCCCATCGTCATCCCGAGTAGTTAGGTATATGCCCCCGTTCTTGCCTCGCGTATAAGGCTTAGGGTATTTGGGTATTCCCCCATCCTCTACCCCAAGTAAGACTACAGACTCTTCAAGCTCCTCAGACTCCTCAACTTCTTCAACTTCCTCAACTTCCTCACTCTCTTCACTGCTGTACCCCACCACTGGGGAGAAAGTAAATGTATCAGTGTTAAGCTCCGCAACTACTTTACCCAGCACTATAGGAGACTTTATCTTCCCCCAGTGTGGGCATTGGGGGCATACGTCCGTATTAAGGCTATCAATTACTGCACAAGTGTACGGGCCTTTTACGTTATCCAGTTTGTTGTGCGTTTCTTCAGAATTGTAATTGGGGTGCTTGTTAGATATTAGCCGAGAGGCTTTATCCCCATCGGTACAGAACCTAGCGATAGACAGACCTGCCCTCCACAAAGGTTCAGAGGTACTATCTTGGTTTGTTATTATAGTCGCTAGTTGTTCACACCCCTTACCCGCTGCGGTCTTATCGAGTATGCGTTTGAAGCAATTCTCTGTGTTGCCCTGCATTCGCTGGGATACTGCATTCTCTTCACTGTCATAGTTAACAATGTCCACCCGCCCCACTTTCGCCTCAAACTCTGTAAAGGTCGTGGTAGGTAGTTCTTTAGGGTCACCATAAATGGTTACCTCAAGAGGGTTTTCTGTCAGGTGGTTATGCGTACCGGGGATACGTAGAACCCTAGCTACATCGTCTGTTACCGCAGCATCTGCCTTGAAGCCGTGTTCGGCACAAATCTTCTTCAGCCCTCTAGCTACAGGTATCCATGTGTCCCTAGGTACAGGCTTGTCCAACACCCAGTAAACATGTACGCCGTAGCCCGAGTCAACAATCGTTGGCTTAGGTAGCTTGTAGGTAAGGCAGAAGTCCCTTAGTGCTGACACCGCCTCCGCTTGGTCAGGGTAAGACTTATCCGCTTCTTTGTGGGGGCCAGCATCTATGTCTAGGAAGAACGTATTTATGTAGTCTACGTTACTTCCCTTACGGTTTAGGTTTGATACAAATGTACCTAGCCCAAAGTATGCGTTCTTCTTCTCTGCGTCTGCTTGCTCTGCCGCTGCTACTAGGTCAGGTATGTCCTTAAAGAACTGCTGCTTTACCTTCTTATCTTTTATAGCTAGTAGGCAATAAAATCTGTCGTCGTCCTGCTTAGTACCCACTACCGTGGATATAAATTTTTCTGCATCCATCACAACTGCTCTCCAATGGAGCAATGGGGGTACCTATGCACCCCCACCACTTGGCTATATGGTCGTTATCAGTCATCCCATTCATCAATAACTGAGGCCATATCTCCACTTGGCTTACTTGCTTTACCTCCCTTCTTCTTAGCAACGATAGGCTCATCGTCTTCATCGGCATCTTCTACTACGGTCAGTACAGGAGCAGGTTTCTTCTTGACAGGCTCATCTTCCTCGTCCTCCTTAAGCGTAGTCTCTCCCACAAAACCTTCTGGTGCGGAGTAACCTTCTTCTACTGAGAACGGTGACTTGACAGCTATAGCCAACAGTTTAGTTACCTGTACGGAATGTAGCCTTAGTGTTACACCGTGGTTAGACGCCATCGAATACGGTACTAGCGTGAATGCTACGTTAGCGGTGCTACCTGTACTCAATGGAAAGTCCGGTGACGTTACGTCTACGTTTTTCGCATCGAAAACGCTAGGAGGATCAGTAAGCTCCCCATCGTAAGCTGCCTTCTTTTTGACCTTAGCTACGTAAGTCTCGTTACCTTCTTCATCTTCTAATATCTTGAAAGGTTTAGGGCAATCTTCAGGCCACTTAGGTTTGCGACGATCCTCATACAAAGCTTTTGCCAACTTATTTAAGGTTTTGGCTTGGTCTTTGGTTAACTCAATATCCATCAAGTATTCCGCACCTTGCTCCTTAGCTTCACATGGAAGGGTACGTTGTTCCTTATCGTCAAACTTATAAGGTCTGTTTATCTTAGGGTATTTAACTTTTACACTTCGTGCTACTGCAAAATTCTCACTTATTACTTGCATTAATTTAGTACTCCAAATTAAGTTGTTGTGAACCCACTTTCATTAACACTGAAAGGTGATCCGGTCAGGTCGATACCTTCGTAGGTATCTGTGCCCATAGCAGCTATGGCTGCATCTGAACTAATTACTTCTACTACGATACTCATTTCCTCTTCTTCAAGGGGGCGCTTAGGGTAGAACAATAACTTTGGCGCTTCCACATCTTCCGCAAAATATATCCTTGTGAACAACGTAGAGGCCGCAGTACCGTGCTGTTTTAAGAACTTGCTGTACCCCCGTAAACTACTTCCCTTGTTACCAAATATAGATACTGCCGACACATGTAGCTGGTATACCTCATCCAAACTGCCCTCGAAAGAAACAGCAAGTTTCTGGAAAAACCTACACGCCCTGCCACCGCTAACGGCACTACCTAATATGTCGTGCTTACAATCCAAACATCTTACGGACTGCTTACATTCTTCAGGTACATTGGCTGATGGGGTTTGTGAATCACTAGACCAGCAAGTAGGTATGGACACATCGCTAAAGAGGTTATCAGTGTAGTAGTTCCTGCTTAAGGGCGATGCCCCAAGGATGACTACGTTGATCTCTTCGCGGGATGCACCTTCAATACCTTTTGGTAGCCCAGTAAATACCCCATTACTAGTACCGATCCGATTCATACGTCTTCATCTGTATCAAGGGCATGAATCCCAGTACGTCCATACTCATCACTATCTACTTCAGTAACCCTCTCACTTTCACCCACCGCACGTAATTGCTCTTGTACGCCCTCATCACCTGTAGACATTGGTGCAACTGCCCACTGTGGTTCTGAACTTTTATCCTCTTCAAGCAAGGATTGGTAAGCGAGGTCGATACAAAACCTGTAAGTGTTACCCGCTTTCAGGTAAGCATTCCTAGGTATGTGTCCGTTCTTTACCCACAAACGTATGGTAGCTATTGATACAGCAAACTCTTCTGCCATATCCTCTGTTGTAGCATTAAACTTTGTTGCCATTACTTTTTCCCCTTCCTAACTGAAATAGTGTATTTGCTGTTGGTCTCTAACCCCTTGATAGTTGCATTAGGGTTCTCTTCTAGATAAGTCTTTAAGTTTTCCTGCGACAAACGCTTCTGAAGTAGTTCCGGCATAGCCTTATCTCGGACAAGAGTGTGCATAGCTTCCCAATCAGACACCCAGTAGTTCGTACTTGTAATACGAGCAAAACTACCACTCTCTGCTTTAGCACCACTTACGTTTGCAGCTACGCAGTGCTTAAGTAGGGCAGCTTTAATCTCCTCTTGCTGCTTCTTTAGCCTGTCGTCCTCGGTATCAAACTCTTTTTGATTTACTGCCCGTCTGTCCCGTATCTTAATGAAGACCCTGATCAACTTATCTAGGTCTATCTGTTCTTCATTTTCTGACTTATCCATGACTCGCTCCTTATAGGGGATGCCGACTATATTTAGTATTAGTCTACTAGTCAAGTATTTCTTTATATAAATCTAGTATTCTTGAGTGACTATCTATTCTTTTACTTAACATTGTGTATATGTGTTTCTCTACGTTAGAGCCTTGCATATGAACTACCGTACACTTGTTAACTTGCCCCGCTCTGTGTACACGGGCGTTGGCTTGCAGGTAAGTCTCCAATGAACTGGTCGGCCCCCACCACACCACAGTATCCGCAGCAGTTAGGGTTACACCATGTGCTGCCGCTTGGGGTTGTATCAACAATACTTGCGGGTCAGGCGTAGTCTGAAACTTATTAAACAAGTCAGTCCGTTTGTTAACCGCTACGTCCCCACGGATAATGCCCGTAGATATGTTGTCTTTCCCAAGGCGTTCCTCTAGTACGTCAATGACATGCTTAAAAGGGATGAACACTAAGACCTTGTTGCTAGACTCATCAATAACTTCCTTCAGTACCTTATACCGATTGCTTATATCAAACTCTAAAGTCTTGCCATCGTCTGTATATACAGCACCACAAGATATCTGTAAGAGTTTGTTCAAGTTCACCGCTGCATTCACCGCCGTAACCTGATGCTCGGCAGCAGACATGATCATGTCTTTCTTAAGCTTGTTGTAGTATTTGGTCTGTTGGTTGGTAAGCTGAACTTCCCTATCTACGTAAACCATTTCTGGTAAGTCCAGACATTCCTCTTTGGTGAATCTAATAGCTGGTTGTAATACTCGGTGAACAGTCTCCGTAGACTCCTTCTTAGGTACCCACTTAAACTGAGTGAGCTTGGTCATCACTGTATCCCGCCAGCTACTTGCAAACTTAGGTACGTTGTTTGGGTTAACTAGTTTCGCTAGTCCATAAGCATCAATAGGTGACTGCGCTGCAGGGGTGCCTGTCATAAGCCACAGCCAAGTGTCTTTACTAAGTATCCTGTTCAGTACTTTCCATCGAGTAGTAGTCGGGTTCTTGTAATGGGTAGCCTCATCTATAATGACCAGATCGAAACCCCCCGCTGCTATCTCCTTCTCGACAATAGCTATGCCATCGTAGTTAATGATGACGTACTCCGCACCGCTTGCAATAATATCCTTACGCTTCTCAGCATTCTTACTATAGGCAATGTCAACAGTGCGGTGCATTGCCAGCTTAAACAGATCGGCCCTCCACGCGCTATCCATAATAGATAGAGGGCATACTACTAACACTCGCTTTACCTTACCTACAGACATGAGGTAGTCAGAGGCCCATATAGCACTACCCGTTTTACCTGTCCCCTGCTCGTTAAAGCAGAATGCACGTTTGTGTAGGGTAAGGAACCCCGCTGTTTCCTTCTGGTGGTCAAAGGGGGTGTACCGTCCGGGCCATTTATAAGTATTCATAATGGGTGACGGGATAGTTATGTTTAAGTTCTTTAGGACAAGTGCCTCATCTAGCCCCCACTTAACAAGAACCTCGTCGTTAGACATCTTTTTGCTCTTGGGTATCACGTTTGTAACCCTTTCAGGGTCGCGCAAACGGAGCAATACTGCTCTGTCATCTACTATCTGCATACTATTCCTTGATACTAATTACTTTTATGCACGGGGTTTTGACATGGCCCCACCTGCCGCTCGGTTTTTACTGCGGGAAGCTAACTTTGTCCCGTCCTTGTTTGTGCCACCCTTACTAATCGGCTTGGTATGGCTTATATCTTTACCAGTGCGATCAACCCCTCGCTTATCGTAATCCCGTCTGGCACGTTGGCGCTCCATCCTGCCTTCATGCTCCCCACGGGTAAGTGATTGTTGGTACTCTTTCTTGTAGGGTCTAGGTGTCTTTGTATATGCCATTAGTTCCTCCCGTTGTGGGAACACTCAAGCACAGGGCAATGTTTGTAGCACAGGCCGCTGGGGTTGGGGTTCCACACATCACTATCAAATGCAGTATTCATCTGGGCAAACTTACCGTTCCATTTGTCCCACAGTACCGCTTCGTCACTGACCTTGTAGGTCTCGTTTACTATACTACCGGCGACTACAAATAGCAGTGCCCCTTTAACTGTCTTGACCGCAGGGAAATGTTTGAACACAGCCATCGCCATAAGCTCAAGTTGAGTAACATCTGCGTACTTATCCTTACCTGACTTATAGTCTATTACCCGTGCTACCCCATTATCTGCATCTAGTATCAGCAGGTCTATGATGCCTCGCCACCATACATCGGGACTAAAAAACCCACAGGCTTCTAAGTCTACGGTAAGGCCCATCTTGTATTCACACAGTCGGAAGTCACCCTTAGCCATGAGGCTATCCAAGGTAGGCTTAAGGAACTCAAAGTCTTCCCCTAGCTCTTCTCTGTCACGGACATATAGTTCTGATGCTTTGTGTAACTTGTTACCGTAGAACATAGCCTCGTTAGTAGACTCCGGGTATTCAGCTATTACCTTTACGTGGTAGAACTGCCTAGGACAAGTCTCGAAAGACTTAAGTTTCGAGTAAGACCAAGGTGCTGCGGTCACTGCCTTACTCATCCTGCATCCCCGTAGTTATCTGCAAACCCTGACTCACACTCAAGGGGTAAGCCCTCTGCCCATGTAGGTATACGCCGCATACACTTCTCAATAAATATCTGGCCTTCTACTACCTCATCAACTGGCACTAAGGCACCAATGCTGTCATGCACTGTCAGTACAATACGGTACTTCCTAGCTACCTTGACCATCTGTTCAGCAATAATTATCCGTGCCAAGGCTTGGCATAGGTTCTCTATAACCTTACCGCCGTATATCTTAGTCCTACCGTCACGAGTCTTGTAAGAAAACTGTGGGCCTTTAGCTGTCTCTTCACATACCATGTCTTCGTAACGTAGTATCAGTCCAGACGGTAACGTAAACCCACAGTTCTTTATCTCTGCGCCTACCCCTGCTGGGACATTCTTTAAGAGTTTGTCCCTACCAAAGCTGACTGCTTTGCCGTTAAACATATCTACCAAAGCATTCTGAGCGTTACGCCATAAGTGACATACCTTCCAGTTAGTATCCCGATAGACCTCAATAATCCTTCTGGCCTCGTCTAACTTAACCTCTACCCCAAATATGCGTAGCTGCTCTTTAAACCTGACTGCACCCATGCCGTAACCTGCACCTAGTATCGTAGACTTACCTACAAAGCGTTGCTCTTTGGTCACTTCTTCTTCGGGTACATCGTATATCTTTGATGCCATCTGCTTGTATACATCTTCACCCTTAGTAAATGCGGTCACTAAGTCTTCTTGTTCTGCTAACCATGCCAACACCCTAGCTTCAATTTGAGAGGAGTCACAGTCAATAACCATGTACCCTTCGGGAGCTTTTATGCTTCGCTTAAGTTGTTTAGCGTCTTCGCCTCTGCTGGGTAGGTTCTGTAAGTTTATGCTGTCATCCCCACCAAACCGCCCAGTATGTGCTGCGTAATACTTTATGGGCACAGGTAATGTACCGCGCCCTGCGATATCTATAAACCTCTGGGTGCGTGTCTCTTCAAGGGTAGACTTGTTACCTAACCTAGCTGCCACCAACGCTTGTACCGCAGGGTTTGCATGTTGTAACAGGGCTATAAAATCCTTGTCACTTTTGGCAAACGCGTAAGTTTCTTTCTTGGTTGTCGGGCTAGTCTTCATGGGTGGGGTAGCCCCTGCAGCTATAAGCAATTGGGCAAACTTTGCGTTGCTCATCAGGTCAGCTTTATGCACCCAGCAATCTTCTAGCATGGCAGCTTTGCGCCCTTTGATAGCCTTTAAATGCGTGTTAAGTAGTACCGTGTCTAGCTCAAGTAGCGGCTCAGTAAACATACGTAGCGTAGTGTCTATTATCTTTAGCTCTGACTTGGGGAACCCATTACCCATGATGTGAAACAACTCATAGCATAGTTCTGTATCGTTAATACAGTAGTCGCCATAAGCAGATAGTTGGTCGTCCCCAAAGTCGGTGCGGCGTAACCCTAGGGCATTGCCTATCTCAGTACCTTTCGCACCTATGTCGTACCTCTTTGCCAATACTTTGAGTGAGCCTCCTACCTCTACACCATGTAGCGCACGGGCCATACATAAAGTATCTGCTAATACCTTGGGGTGTATGTCGAATATCCAGCTAAGTATGGCTCCGTCAAACATAGTATTGTGCGCTAGCAGCATACTATTAGCCCAATCAAACGCCTGTAGATAAGCCTTAAGCTGCTTACGGGAACCACTTGCCCACTCAGCTTCCTCATCGTTAACCTTAACGCTTACACCAATGACTTCAAACTCGTCACCACGTATGTATTCTTCTGTGGTCATCTTCTTAAGTGAGTACTTGCTACTATAGTAAGTCTCAAAATCTACTGTTATTAAATCCAAGGGACATCTCCGCAATCTGACTCCCAACCTGTCGGGTCATCTGGATGAGTTTGAGTTACGTTCGATTCAAAAAAATCTGTAGTGCATTCTGATAAGTTAACGTGTACAAATGTGGAACTTAAAAGCCCCCCGCAGTCTCTACAACGGATATGCTTACCTCGTTCCCACGGCACATAATCACCTATAGTAAGCTCATCACCGTCTATAAAAGGATTATTATTCCGCACCTGCTAATTCCTTTTCAGTCCTGCATCCTGATTCATCAAGGGCACAGCATAGCGTTTCTATCTGTAGGCTAGGGTTACCCTCAATGATATGCTCCCTAGCAGTGTTACATACTCCGAAACTTTCGTAGGCTTCAAACTCTATCCAACCAAAATTAGCCATAAACAAATACAATACAACCTTCATAGGTTCCTCTCCTTAGAGACAATCCTCTTCAACTCATCCAGATACCACTGCGCCTTCTTTAAATCTTCAAGTGGATTAGATTCTTGCTTGCTTTCATAGCGCCACATGTATTTTATGTTGTTGCCTTTCAAGTAGCCTTTGAACGCTTCGGCACTCATTGACGCTCTTATGGCAGTAATGCACTCGATGTCGCCCTGCTTGTAGTGGCTTGGGTTCACTGGATCATTCATCTTCTGCCCTCTTCCATATATTTGCGGCTTTAATAACCCTATCCAAATAGTCCGTTGCTAAGTAATCAACGTCACGATCATCCATAACCCCAGTTATCTGCGTTTCGAGCAACGCTAACTCATAGCATTTCGCTATTATTAACTGCTTATGATCTATGTCCTTGCTACTCATCCTCAGTCTCCTGCTCAACAATTTGCACTACTCTCTCAAGGGATACAGCAATACGTTCTAGTATCTCTATAACTTGTTGATCTCTTTCAGCTTTACTTGTTGCTCTAGTCATTGTCTTCCGTTGTCCTCGTTGCATTATGCAGACCATCCGTAAGGTCTGACCATCCCTGACTCCAGCATAAAGGCGTTCAGGTCACGCCCGTCTACGAAAAGTGTGCCAAGGACACGCCCAAACCTACCTCGATTATCATATGAGGTTTTTATTGTTACCGTCTTATTTGCCACCTCACGCTTCAGCCACGCTTCAACCTCCTGCCCTCTTTCTCTCTCTACAGGATCAGTAGCCCTACTCTCTGGGGCGGCAATGCCTAGTAGACGAACACGTTTTGACATATGTACATCAAACCCAAGGTCAATACTGCAATCAACAGTGTCCCCGTCCACTACCTTAGTCACTATGGCTTTATACTCGTACATGTATCAAAACACTCCTTAGCTCATCTATGTTGTTCTCATTAATCACTAAAGCTATCCCACCAGCTTCCGCTATATCGGCAAGGTTTTTCTGCTGTAGTGCAGTAGCTGTGTTCTTCCCTGCCTTACATTCAATGCCTAAGAAGTTGCCTTGTACACAGGCCACTATGTCAGGTACACCACTCCTACCGTACCCATGTGTTGCAGGGTAGAAGTAGTACGCGTCATACTCTTTTAGTACCTTGACCACTTCCTTCTTAACTTTAGCTTCTGGTGTCATACCGGCTCCATAGGTTAGGGGTACTGGAGTAGCTAGAATAGACAAAGACCTCGGGGTTTAGCTCTTCATC